CTACCGTTGCACGATCATCGTACAATCATCTCTCTGGAGTTTGTGGAGGGCACAGAATGTGGCGCGCAAAGTACTTGACATGGGGCATAAGAGCACATTGGGAAAATCGCTGGTCGAGTGCAGCGCCCGTTCGATCAACGCCGGTTTGGAATTGCCCATCATGGTGATGCCGACCCGCTGCAAACACTCGCGGGCGATCACGGCGATCGTCATCCCGACATAGGGCCGGGCCGCCAAGCTCGGGGTGTGGCTCGGGACAACGCGGGTGAAGAGCGCATCGGCAAGCGTCCGGACATGGGCCTCAGGGTTGTCCATAGACTGTATGTTGTGGGAGGCGCGCAGCGCCGTGGTGCCCCGCAGCTGCATCTCGAACAGGATTTCCTCCCGCGCCTCGGGAACGCCGACTTGCCGATCGATGAGGTCGTTAACCACGTCGGCCCCTACGCCGGCACGTAGCGCCAGCGCTCGGATTTGGCGATTGGTCTCGGCGCGCTCACCGACCGCAACGGGGCGGAAACTCCGCGTTCTCGCGGTCCGATCGGCGCCAACCGGGACGAAGCTCACTTCCTTGATCACCCACGACGTCGCGGTCTTCGTCCGGGTACCGTTACCGACCTGACCGTCGGCCCAACATTCGACCTGATAGCCGACACTCAGGTGCTGGATCACCCCGCTACGAATATCGTCCACCACACTGGCAAGCTGGGGGCGGCTCGAAAGTCTAATCACACCCACAACCTGGTCGCCCTCGACCCGCAGGCTATCGAGAGTGCCGAGCACGCTATCGAGCCCATGCTGCTGGTGGCTATCGAGCACGGAGACACCGCGCGACGCCGCAATGTCGAGGCCTGCGGGGTCGAGGATTTCGTGGAACGGTCCGCGTGCATCCTGCCGGGGGACCGGCTGGTTCGATGCGATAACCGCCTCGATGCTCATGGTCTCGGCGTTGAACGAAGACGGCCGCGGGATCGCATCGCGCAGTTCGAGCGCTACGTCGAATTGACGGAGTAGTAAAGTTCTAACCATTGGCATCCTGACTTTCCGGTTGGGCGACGAGGGCATTGGCATCGGTCGCCGCTATAGAATTCTGGTAGGGATCAGAAGCGATTTCGGCATCAACATCGGTAATGTCCCGACCGCTACGTTCGGCGATCAATTCGGCGCGGCTCTTGATCTTTGCACCGAGCAAGATCGCATCGCCTTTGGCAGCCTTGAGCGGGTCGAGCGGTTCCGGCTGTGGGAACCGGAATTCTGCACGCAGGTAATCGTTCGGCCGCTCCTCGAAACCGGCAGCACGAATGCGACCGGACAGGATCGCGAGTAGGATCACTCTCGCCCACAACGGTTGCAGGAACTGACCGACGATTAGCGTTTGTTGGATGTGCGAGACGCGGCGCTTGAAGGCCTCGATCCCCAACCTCGCGGAAGAATAGTTGACCTGGCGCTTAAATCGCCGCAGGCCAGTTCGTAGGGCACCCCACACCCGGCCGAAGCCGTGCGCAGCATATGGCGTAGAACCGCATCGATCTGGCCGAGCTCGGCCTGGGGCGTGAAGGTGACATCTGTTCCGGGCGGTAAAAATCTGAGCGTGCCGGGTTCGAGCGAGAACGTTGACGGGTCGGTCGTGGTGTCGCCCGCGAGACCGCTGGCATTGTCCAAATCGCGCACGAACGCGGCGAATAGGGCGTTGACCTTGCATTTCGCCAAGACCGCGTCCTCAAGGGCATCGATCTCGATCAGTCGCGTGGCGACCGGCGACAACCAGGATAGGCCCCGAACCGCACCGGGGACCTTCGGCTCGAACATGTGGCAGATGTCTTCGGCGGGAACGCGTACCGGCAATTCGACGCTCGCCCATGGCACGTCGGGAGCGGTGTCCCTGACCCAATAAGCGGTCCGCCGACCAAGGCGGTCCTGCTCAATCCCGGCCGTGATCCGCGGCGCATTGCCGGTCAGGCCCAAGGACGGCCGGGTCAGGGTGGCGTCGATCTGCTCCGGCGCTAGGAACGCAACGCGCAGGGTCGCGCCTTGATCAACGATCATCCGCCCAAAGGCCTCCCCGTTGACCACGAGCGAGCTCACGGCGCGGGCAAGGAGGCCTTGCAGGTTAACGACGCCCTCAATGTCGCAGTCGGCTGCGAATTCCTGCCAGATACGTTCAAGCTCTAGGCGCTCATCCTTGTCGGGATGATTGGCCCGCGCCGTGATGCCGTCGCCGCCCACGATCGCCGTGACGTAGGCATTGACGATCGCCGCCGCGGTCGGGCTGTTCTCTACGAGCCAGCCGATCCGACGCGCCGCGATCGCGCGAGCCGCAAGGGTCTGCGCCATGGGAGCGGCGAGCATGGCGCCGGCCGGCCAGCGGGTCGAGCCGCCAGCGATGTCGAGACCGCCGGTGAACGAGAACGCCCGGCGCAAGGCGGCGAAGGTGCGGCGGATCATGCCGAACCTCCCGAATTCGACCATTTCCTAGCCTGCTCAATGAGCGCCCATTGGAAGAACTCGACCGGCACCCCGAGCACCGCAGCGCTCTCCTCATCGGACAGAGAGCCACTATCGAGACGGTCAATCAATTCGTAACAGCGCGTCTCGAACTCGGGCGTCCGCATGTAGGCTCGAATTTCGACCTCAGTCATTACAAGTCGGCCTCGATCTTCGCCCGCCCCAGCACCCCGCCACGCTTGGCTTCCTTGGGCGTCACCACGGTGATGCGATCGGGACCGGCGTCGAAGGGCTTGAGGATTTCCGCAAGCTGAGGATCGCCCCATAGTGGCAAGAGCGGCTCGGAAAAATCGAAGCCATGAGCTCTAGCGGCGCGCCGGACCTCGGAAATGACCTCCGTCATGTCCATGGCAACGTAATCTTTCGGGTTCACCCCGAAACGCCGACGCACATCGTTGGCGATGGCGCGCAAATCCCATTGTCGGGTGCAAACCGGCAGACGGCCAGGCCGGCCTTTCTGGTCGAGGTAGTTCACGACGAAGTAGTGGACGGGCTCGGGCTTGACCTCCTCGGCAATCGCCGCCGCGGCGGTCCACGAAGGCCATTGGTTGAGCACCAAGGCCGCGGCATCCCGCCGACCGATCCGCCCCGCGAGCCCGTCCGCCAGGACGGGCGCGACCACATCCAATTCGATGTAACCCAGGCTTTCATAAGCCTGGTCTCGGCCGAAGCTTAAGGCGACCTGGCGGCGGCTCCTCAACACCTTCAAGCGCTGATTGTCGAGCCCGCTAGCTGCCAGGAACTCGGGAAAGGAAATGCTGCGCATCCGCCAGGCCTCCAATGGTTTCAGCTGAAACCAAAGGTAGCATCTTGGTGCGTGACCCGCAATCTAGCGATGCGCCCGCGCGGCGCGCCGAGAGAGAGCGAGAGCGAGAGGCAGGTTAGGTGCCCCCGACCCAATTTAACGCACGCACGGCCTTCCGCGTAGGATAGCGCTCCGTGCCGGCGTGCTCACGCGCCGGCCTAGGCCCAATCACTCAGCCGGCGTTGCGGCCGCCTCTGTTTTCGCCCATTCCTCGGAATAATCGAGTTCAGGGGTTATTGTGAAATCGATCACGGCGTTGTTTTTCTTGGCTCCGCGCAAGGAAAGCCAGAGCACGCGACCGAAACCAATCCCTTTTTGCCTGCTCGCGCCTTCCGAATTGAGTTGCTCAAGAAAGATGCCGAGTACCTCCGCGCGTCCAGCTTTTGGTAATTGCGGATGCAACAAGGCTTTAGCCACGATTGTAAACTGACGGGTGCGCCAAGCTTCTTCCCAGGTCAAAGCCGGATCAAATCCCATGAAGACGGCTGACCAACCTTTGAACAGTCCCTCCGGTGCGATACTGATCATGCAAGCGCAATCGTCGTTTTTAACTACACCAATGTGACCAGTCCAACGGGTTTTCTGATAGACGATAGGCATGTCGGTGTTCCTCATATTCTCCAATGTTTCCGTCGCCACGGCGGGATGCGGGGATCGCACCGTGGGGGGGCCGCGACCCGAACATGGCTCTTCCGGTGCGTGGGGGCTTGTTTTTGCGGGCCAGAAATATGCCCAAGCGTGCCAGATCAGCCAGAAAGCGGGCCAAGAGCTCGACCCCTTTCCGCCCCGAGGCGTTACCAGCGGCCCCGCTCCATGAATTGAGATTTCACCACGGCCGGGCGAGGAGCAGGCGACGCCTCCGGCAGCTGCAAAACGCCCTCGCGCTGATCAAACGCCGCGTCGGTCAGATTGAGCGCAGCGCGCGCGACCATGCAATAAATGCAGGCGTCCAAGGCTTCATTTCGCACGCCGATCTTGCGCTCGAACCGCACCGTCGGCTTGCCGCGCGCCAGCCGAACCACCCGCTTCTCGGCGGCCAACTGGCTGAAATAGTCCGCGGTCAGGGTGTTCGAGAACCGCACCGAACGCCCACGAGCGAGCCGGGTGAGAAGCTGGCTCTTCAAACTGTCAATTCCGGCAATGAACAGCTTGCCCTTGCGCGTCTTACTCGGCGCGATCGCCGGTCTAGCGAAGCCGGCAATTCCTTTGATCGCGAGAACCTTGCGACCAAGTCGGGACTGCGAGAAGGCGAGCACGATGTCATAGACCCCGCCGTCGCCAGCATCGATCGCCGCACAGTCAACCTTCAACTGCCCGCCGCGAGGGTGGCGCCAGCGCTGCAACAGGAACTGATCGAGCTCAACCCAACTGGCGTTCTCAAGTGGACTGCCCCACAAAGCGACATGCGCCAGGATGAACATGGTCCCATCCCTTGCGTGGCCAGCAACCGTGATCTCGAACCGGTCCTGTTGCACGTCAACCCCACACGTGATGAACGCGACCGGGTCCGGAATGCGATCGAGACTGAACGGCTCGACCCGCCCAGCGAGGGCAAGGTCCTCAACCTCGTCGGCCGTCTCACGCCAAGGCTCGGCCAAGATCGTGTTCTGAAACACCTTGAGGGTCGCGTCGTCATCCTTCGCTCGACCATATTCGACGGCCAACTTCGACCAGCTTGCATTCGCTAACGAGCTCACCAGAGCGTTGATCTTGTAACCCCGATGCGCCGGACCAACCTCGGGGTTCTGCGCGTGCCAGCGGCCGTTGCGCACCATCTCGACCTTGTGGGTCTCCGCAACGAGCTCATGACAGGCCGGGCAACGCCAAGCCGCCAGGTCGGGGCGATCGACCGGCCACTCAATGTCGCGCCAGGCGATCTCGCTATAGGCGTGGCAGTGTGGGCAACACACCTGCCACACCCTACGATCAGACTGCGCATAGAGCCGGCAAATATGGCTCGTTTGTTCGTCCAACGGGGTCGAGCCGATCAGAATTTTTCGGTCGGAGAAGCTTAAGGTCCGGGTGATCGCCAACCCGATCGGATCGCCTTCGCTTAGCACGGCGCAAGCGTCGGCCTCATCGACGATTAAGACCTTGGCATTATGCCGCCGCAAATTTCGAGGAGCACCAGCACCTATCACGGTGAGGCTTGCGCCGTTGCTACCAATGCGGTGCAACAACGTCGTGCGGTCCGAGCGGCCAGGGTGCGGCATCGGCAGCTTGTCGCGTAGCTTGGGACTTTCAAGAAAAATCGGTTCGAGATCGGCGACCGTCCAACCTCTGGCATCACTCTCAGTCGGCCAAACCGTCAAGACGCGGCAAGGGTCGCGGACCAGGTAATGCGCCACGACTGACGACATCAATGTGGTCCAGCCAATGCGGGCCGATTTCTGACAGACGACGGTTTCGACCTGAGGGTCGGCGATCGCGTCGGCGATCTCGACCATGTAGGGCGCAAGCTTGATCGGACCTGGCTCGGCGGAAAGTCCAACCGGAAGGCGAACTGTTTGTTCGATCCAACCTGAGAGCGGAACCGGCTTGCGTTGCTTCGCCATGCCCTGAACAACATCCCGACGTGGCGAAGGAAAAAGGCCCGGTTTTGGCCGGGCCTTTCCGCGCATCCCCTACCATGGGCAGAGGGGGCAGGCTGCGTAGACCTGGGCGGCATAAAGCGCGCCTGTAGTCGCCAGCAGCCCCAGTGCGATCAGAGCTAGTTTCATCGATGCAATCCTCCGATCTACAAGCCATACTATACCCTTGGCGTGGCGGTTCGGACAAGCCTTCACATTGACGCACGGCGTGAGCAAGCTGCGCGGTCATCCAAAGGGCTGGGGTCCGCGGTGCCCAATAGGAATGCTTTCAACCAAGTACCTTCTCCCCATTTCCGCGTAAGAGCCGGCGAAGGACCTCGATAGGAATGACATTCCGCGAGCGGAACCAACGAAACCCCCCCGACCATTTCGCCGACGTGAGACGCGCTCGGTCCTCCTCGGGGATGGTGACCGTCCGCAGCCAACCATGCTCGGCATCGTAGCGATCGAGCCTCTCCTGAAGCGTGCCAGACGTGGCCATGGCTGGGGTACACTATACTGTTTTGAGACAAGAAAAGAGAAGACATAGAAGAGACATAGGACCGTATGCCCCAACCCTGAGGCATGTTTTCAAAAATCATGCCTCAAACCTGAGACAGCAACATGCCTCAAATCTGAGACAGCAGCCTGACCAAGGGCGACTTTTTAGGCCGCCGCTCGACCCGAATAAGGCCGCGTCGTTCCAGATCGGCAAGCCCCCGCCATTTCGATTGCCTGCTCAACAGCCCGTTGCCGAGCTTGACCGTGCTGGACCTGGTCTTCCATGCCGCGCGAAGCAGGAGCAACGCCAGCCGGTACGTCTGCCCCGTCGCCCCTTCGAGCCGATCGAGCCAAGCCAGCGGGACCATCACAAATTGTTTCTTAGGCTTGCGCACCCGCGGTGGCGAACTCTCCTCTCGCTGCTCCGGTATCGAGACATCGGGAGGCAGAAGCAAATCGGTCAGGTCAAATTTACCCATCGCGACTATCCCGCTTTGCGTAGCTTGTGCCCCTGGCGTTCAAGCAGGCCGATCACCTTCTCCCACATAACCTTACCTCGCTTGTCCATGTACCGATTAGGCCAACGGATCGGGTCTTTGATTTCCACGTCCAGTTCAAACCCGTTCAATACAATGCGGCTAGCCTCACGCATCGCGGCGTCGGTGATAGCCATGTCGTAATCGAGATTTTCTAAGCGAGTACAAACCGCAAAAGCGTCGTGCACCACAGCACCAACCGGTACGCCACGCTCGGCAATGAGGCAAGCGGCAATTCGCATACACTCGGCACCGTTCGCTTGCATCGGAAAGTTTCTCAACGATCTCGGGTTGGGACTTTCACCAATATGAAGCGTCCAACCAAAAGTGGTATGTATTTCATTGTGCAACATTGCATGGTCAACGGCCGCATCCGACCAGCGTCGGTGTACATGGTAGGTTTCGCGATATGCGCGTATTAGTTCGCGCGCGATAGAGCGCGGCCTACCAATACGAAAAGCAAGAGACTGTTCTTCCATCCCATAGCCGACGCCCAACACAACCGTTTTGAATAGATCGCGGACGGCTTCATGACTTTCTTTAGTCGCGTCTGCTGGTGCCGCACCAGCCTGCTTCGCAAATTCTAAGTACACATCGCCGGACCTATACGCGGCTTGCATCAAGGGGTCCTCACTTAAGGCCGCAGCAATCCCAAACTCCATTGCCCGCCAATCCGCATAAAAGAGGGCGTGACCCGGTGGTGGTTTAATCAGACCGCGCAACCAAACACTCGGACCGAAAATATATCGCGAGTTGCTGGGGGTATTGCGCCCGGACCGCGCACCAAAGGGCGAGAGTAAGCAACGGTTTCTATGATCGTGACCAACAGCAAGATCGTTGAGCCGTAGTTCAGACAGGCTGCTGCGCAATTCCCGCAATGGCGAGACAGCCGGATAGCTCTTGGCCATCTGTCTGAATGTGTCATCACCTAAATCGAGACGGCCACTCTCATGCCGCGGCCACGGAATATTATTTCGAACCAACCAGGCACCGAACCGATCCGTTTTGAACGTCCGGCCGTCGAAGACGCCATAACTGGTATCGATCTCGGTGATCAAACTGTCCTTAAGGTCATCCCATCCTTCACGCAGGGCGGCGAGCATCGCGGCATCGATCGGGGTGCCGTGGTACTCGATCGCGCTCACCCCTTGAAACATGTACCTCCCGCGCAACAAAGCACGCGGCCAATCGATCCGGGAGGCCATGGCAACAAGCAGCCGGGCGGCGGCGTCAACGTTTTGCTCGCAATGGCCCAGGATTTCTTCATCGGTATAGCGGCCATGCCAGTCATCAGCACCGATAGCTGCATTAATCGCCCCCTTTTCATCGGCGTCATGGGCATCAAGACCAAAATATACGGAAGCGCCGATCAAGCTTCTGCCTGCTGGCACCGGCAGACCGTTAGTCAGATTTCGGAACTCGGCAAAGAGATCGAGAGCTCGTTCAGGTAGCGGCCAATTGAGAACACGGTAGCAACCGCCTTCGGCGCTAGCGAAAAAAGCAACAGTGAGAACATCTGAACCTGTGGCGTAGGGCGGCGTCGATGGGAAATGGCCCTCGAAAATTCGGAACCGACGCCCGCTTCTCAACTCTTTCGCCACCAAACAGGTCGGGCCGGGAGGGTTGCCAGGTTTGGTGTAGTCCTGGCGCTCCCCCGGCAGGGAAGGGAACTCAAAGTTTATGACAACAACCTCGCGGAATTGGTCGAGCACACTAGGCTGCCCGTCCAATTTTTTGCGCGGTGTCGGCGAGCTTGGCCTGCAAGTCGCCGATCGATTTCTTCGTGGCGTCGTCTCGCTCTTGGAAGAGATCGAGTTGGCTCAACTTCTCCAACTTCCTGATCAGCCGCCGTCGCGAGCGCCGCAACGTGGCCAAGGCCTTCGGGTTGCGTGTGGTCATATCGCACCCCGCAGCGCCTTCACGGCGTAATGGTCAGGACTGTCAATGAGCTTGTCTTTGGCCGCCAACCGGATGATCTCCTGGAAACTCAGCTCCGGCCAAATCGGATCGGCGAACTTGCCCTCCGGTTTGAACACGTCATAACCACTGGCCTGGTGGTTGGCCTCAACCCTAATCCATTTCTCCATCCCGATGCCTATGTAGGTACGAGCCGACTGCCACCAGGGATTGTCCTTACCATTCCCTCCCGGCAACCTGACCCACGTCACGAACAAGGTACCCTGCCGGGAGACGCACACGTAGACGGTTGCACGGAAAGCCAGACCCCCGAGCTCTTCGACCATAGGCGGAGTAACAAACCATTTCTCACCCTCATCCTTGATTTCATACAAGGCGAACTCGCCGCGATAGTCCGGGCTGGGGTGCACCCGAAACCACATCTGTTTCGACGGCTTCATCAGCGGCACCGTCGTCAACAACTTTTGGGTGGCGGCGGTCTCCTGGAAATTCTGAGCAAGCCGCAGATTGGCGAGGTCGAGCGGGTCATACTTGGCCGGCTCGGGCATTTTGGGAGGCAAGGTCGGCAGATCGTCCTTGGGACCGGCGTCCGCTGGCGCCACCTGCCCATCAGGCAGGATTTTGGGGGTCGGCATTAGGAAATACTCCCTTTTGACAAGCTCGCCGGTCGGCGAGCCAGTCTCAGAGTATCAAGCGAAACCTTTGGAGATCAATGGCGTCCCTAACGTAGGTCCCCCGGTTTCAGCGCCCGAACCATACGGGCATTCCGACAACGGAAGATTTCCTTTGCGCCTCAATGAGCCAAATGTTGCGCTTTTGTCGGAAAACGCATTGAAATCATTAGAAGTGCGGCCGACTACCAGCTCGTTGCACCCCCCGCGAGGGCCTTTGTCCCCCGAAGTCCGCTCGTGTGCAGGTTTTCGGACGCCGGCATGGACGAGCTAACCACACGGCACGGCGGCCGGCGTCCGAAAAGCGCCAAGGCACGAAATCGCGGGAGTAGGGCACCCGGCCGTGCCGCGAACGACTATGGGGATTTGACGACGAGCCGAGCCACGAGGAACCTGGACTGAGGTCCTTGGCCTGCTCCGCTTTTATCG